CAGGAAGCCAGGAATGTTATGGGAAGTATCCCCATTCCAAGCAATGCTATCCAGCTTCTGTTCAATAGCCCTGCGCGCAGCCTTCGCCTTCTTGGCGTCGAGAGGCACACCAGCATGAGCCGCGCGAATCAGCTCTTTCTCAGAATAATCATAGCCCATACCAATGGTATGGATCTTGCGCGATTCCTCGGACCCGCCCACTTCCGCGAGGGGGTAATCATTAGCCATGTCGGCAATGAACTTCGCAACTCCATAACCCTTGTACGAGCGCCACGTCATTTCAGTGGCCCACTCAGGGACTTCGGAAGTGACAGGCAGAAGGATAAGAGCCTTCAGGTCACTAAGAATCTCATCAAAGATCTGTACCTTGATGTATTCAAGCTGCTTCTCGAAGATCACGGTATCAACTCTATCTTGATCCATTTCTTCCTCCTATTACTTCAGACCACGGAGTTCAACACGGGCGATGCCATCAGAGGCATTCGACCTGAAGTAACCACCAATATCATACGTACCATCACTGGACGTAGTGAACGTGTTATAATCAGCGCTAGACCGATCATCAACGACATACGCAGGAGCATTCGCAATGGTAGCAAGACCAGAAGCCACAGGAACCATCACCTGACCGCGCGTAACCACGTTCATATCCTGATATTCGACATACTGATCCTCAGAGCCATCATACGACCTATGAGAAACAACAGCGACACCCAGGAACTTCAGCGAAGCGTCGTTAGAGTCACCAGCATAGGCAACATCCTCGACACCCGCGTCCACAAAGACAGGCTCACCAAAATCAAAAGTCACGCCAGAGAGCACGACCTTGGTTTCGATGTCGTAGTCAGTACCAAACAGAGAACCGGCAATACCGGCATCTTGATTACCATAAGCAGCCATTACTTACCTCCATTCTTCTTAGGATTCAAAATCCTATCAATGTAAGCTTGGCGACTTGCCTCAGCATCGACCTTCTTCTCGTCCTTCTTAGGCCCGTTGACCTTGCGGATCTTGGTCTCGGCATCAACAGTCTCCTGCTCTGCCATGTCCTCACACACAATCTCAAAACGAGTCTTAATATAGGCATCATCCTTGCCGTCCAGCTTAACCTTGGGAGATTTCGCCGTAATGACCGCAAGCATAATATCCTTCTCAGACATCGAATCGGTGACTTCAACATTAGCTTTCTTAGCGACATCGAGAAGGGCAAGACGCGCCTTCACGAGTTCATCAATCCTAGACGCATCAACCGAATCTTTCTTTTCATCGATCTGCTTTTGGAGAGCATCGTTCTTCTCCTTCAGCGCGTCACGTTCAGCCTCAACAGCGGACTTATCGGCGGTAAGGCCTTCAATCTTGGACTGAAGCTCAGTGGACTTGGCCACAGAAGCGTTGTACGCATCAATAACCTTATCTTCAGCTTTATAATCCACACTGTCAAGGGAAATAGTTCGCATGGTCTCTTCAGCCACAGGAACCTCCTTATGATCTGTTTTCGCGTGTATGATTAAGGAATCTTCCACAGAATCAATATGCATTCTGGCAGCATCACCTGCACGTCCTCTATCCACAACGCTTAAATGGTTGTAGCGGATATCACGCTGCCTAGCATCATACGGAACGCCTAGATAAACACCAGGAGTCCAGTCAAGCTTGCAGTTATACCCACACGAGAGAGCCCGTTTTCCTTCTTTGATTTGCTGAATCGTATCCTTATCATCAATCACTAGACCAATGGCTAGGTGGTATGGATCAATAATAGGATCACCATCAGTTTTACCAACGGCATACTCACGGATATTTTCCGCCGTGACCAAAACAGCGGGGTGATCATTCGTAATAGGCTTGCCCTTAATAGACCAAGCCGACTCAGGGGAGAACACATCATCAGGGTGCCTAAGCTCCCTACGAACTGTTCCGTCTGAATTCAGGTAGGTGAACACACCTATATTCGTAACCACCGCCTTACCCATTAGATACCCTTCTGGGGTATCATGCATGGTAAAGTTCCAATCATCCTCGAAGACATCCCCACGAACTACGTTTGGTGCTGAAGAATCGGTCTTTTTCTTCTTATAACCACATCCGTCTTTCGGGCAAGTCTCTTCCTGTAGCTCTGTCCCACAATTCGGGCACTTCTCTTTTTCGTCTGCCGTAATCTCTTCGGCCATCGCGCCCTCCAAAAACAAAAAGGCCAACACCCCTTAAAGGTATTGGCCTCCGAATCTCGGTCAGCTACTAACTAATTATGTCAGAACGCATAATATCATATTTTTGAATAAATGTCAAGCCCCCTACACGTGTATCTCCCCCGCGCGCGGACTTCCCTTTTTTATGCGAATTCTCTCAGTCACATCGATATCTATTGAATCCAGATGACCCACAAACGTTATATGGAGCGAGCCATATTCTATTGGTTCTATCGCCTCCTGGATCTTCTCTATCATCTCCCTCGATAATTTCATTAACTCTCCCTCTCCATAGCTAACTCTTTGTCTATTTCACGCAGTAAAGAAAGAGAGAACGGGGCACCCGAACACCTGCACAGCCAATCCTCACCGGGATGCTTAAAAGGCATATTTGCAGAGCGTGGCGTCCACGTTCTCCCATAATCTAAAGAAACAACAGAAACATCGGACCATTTGCACACTTTGGATTCCATAGCCCAATGACTAGGAATTGCGCTCTCATACACGCCGCCCGGCTTACCGCGCACCCGCTCATCGGCCATGGTTTGCCAGAAGTAACCGTCAATACCGACACTCATCTGAAGCTGGCGCTCTATCTCGCCATTTAACTTACCGACCATATCCCTAGCAAGAAACGCGGCTTTCTTTTCATCTAATGCCGCGTCTATTCTCATTATCTCTGCGATCAATTCCTCAATAGTTTTATTCTCGCGTACTGCATTATAAACAACATTTCGTACTGACTCCACGTAGTCAGTTATATTTTTTGTCATAGAACGATTTAAGATGTCAAACCAAGAACGCTTTGTAGTATCCCACCACTCAGTTGTCCCATAAAAAGGACGACCAGTAAGTGTCTTCATGTACTCCGCTATTTCTTCCTCTTTGAAGCGAAGCATGAACTCTAGGATCTTATCCACAAATGGGCTCATATCGACAGAGCCGCCGACCATCTCTATATTCAATTCACGTTCAAGCTGCTGCATGAACATGCCAAACTCTGTCTCGAATCCATCACCACGTTCTATTGTTCGTGGATAATGCGCCTTAATAAATCGGATAACCTTTTTCGTTGTAACAGCAAAATAAGCAGATATATTCTGTCTTATCTGCAGTTCCGCCTTATGTGGATACTTTAGACGAAAACGACTCCGATATGTAGCGGCCCGTTGCCCTTTACTTAGGGTCTGTCGGTATCTTTTTATCTCCGCTCTTAGGAGTAGTCTTGTCATCTCCACCCTCTCCTTCTTCAGTACCCTTAGCCTCTGCAGAGGCCTCCTGTATTCTGGCGTTTCTCTCTACCGTTTGTTCAATTTCCTCTTCAATCTTCTGAGTGAAGAAGCTTTCAGCACGAGGACCGAGTATCTTCTCAAACATGAGTTTCCATGTATCTTCAGGCTGAAGTACGGTTTGATTCATCATTCTTTCGTAGGCATCTGCATATGTACGAACACACTCAGCCTCAATACGCTTGACCTCAGCCTGATCCTTCTCTGAGAGCTGGAACAGCGGCTTCCATTTCCATGTGTACTCCCCTTTCAGGTTCTTCAGATTAGCAATTATGTTTACAAGATTCTGTAGATATTTTGTCGTGGCAGACTGCTCAGAGCGAACAGCATCATAATAATTTTTAAGATCATTCTCGCCAGTAGCGTTAAGCCCCGCGGGAGAGCGCCCAAACAGCTTCGTTACAGGATAGCGCGTCACAGCAGAAAGATTCATCATAAACCGATCTAGAAGATCAGCAATACCTGTCACAGTAGCACTATCACGGGAATACTCTTCGTCTACCCCTAGAATGACAGAATGAATCGTCGATTTTGTCATATCAATAGCCTCAACCCTAGTCTTCAGCTTATTCTCTCCGCCCTTAGCCAACATCTCATCTAGATCGGAGAACTTGTATTTACCAATAATAAACTCAAGGAGAATAGAAGAGGTGGAGCCCATAGCCCCGGAGAAATCGCGGAGATAATCGAGGACAGGCTGAAGGCAGGATATACCCCAGTAGCGCACATCAGAAGAAATACCAGTCATAGATGAAGGAACTGTATGACCAAAAAAGGGAATGCAGCGGGAGGCGTGGATGTACATCTTCTGCCATTCATCTCCTACACGGATCTGTACAGCATACTGATCTATCTTGCCGAAGTTGGGGGATTTCATATTCATATCGTAAAGGCAATCATAGGTGAGGATATCAGGAAGTTCAATTACTTTTAGGAACTCGATGGAACGGACACGATCTGGCTTTAGCTCTTTATCTGGTGTCTGCCCATCCTGCGCTCCGATGAAAACGAGGGCACCCCCAAAGAGGCGTCCCCAAATCTTTGCTTGTCTTATATGTGTAGGAGCATCGAGCCGAGCAAGCTCAGATTCAATAACACCCAGCGACTTTCCTTTGGGAATAGGATCATTCTCTACGATCCCCCATTCTCTCGTCATATCCTCAGCAAAGGTATCTACGATGGTAGCGGCAAGGCCATCACCCATATACATGAAGGACAATGTTCTCGCATCCAAAACGGAAGTAAGATCAAATGTGGTATATCTTCGTTTGTCTCTGCGTGTCCCCATACCAGAGAGGGCGTTACTCCATCCATCAGAGCGGATACTGCGATCAGGGGCGAGTACGGGCGCAGATGGAGCTATGCTGATCAAATCTAGTTTATTTTCATTAGGCATCTTCGCCTCCGTAAAGTTATGACGTGAAGGGACATAGTATCATATTTTTGAATAAATGTCAAGCCCCCTACCACTCGTAACGAGCAGAGCGAGCGGCCCCTCTTCGGGAGTACTTTGCACGGACCAAAGACGAGGCTGAATCCGGCGCATCATCGGGTGTCTGCCCTTCCATGTAGTCTGTAACCATAGACATATAATCGCCATCCGTCTGCTCATCCCAAACGAGATCAGGCCATGCTTCAAATAGGTATGTGGCTATCTTTGCATGTTTATTCATGTTCTCATCATACTCTTCGACGAGCATACCAAGCGCGCGGAACATATCAGCAGTGAAGCCTTTATCAGGATTTGTTTCATTATACAATTTTTTAACTTTATATCGTCGCATGAGATCAACGGCGGACGGTCCCCAGGTTTTTATATTTCCTGGATATGAAAAACCAACAGCCTGAAGTTTCCCATCCCACCTTCTTGCCATAATAGTCAAAGCACAATAGTGATCACCATCGTATGCAGCGTCAACATGAGCGTATACTCTTTCAATACCATGTGTCTGCCAATTCTCCCAAACAGGATTAGAGAAGAGAGCCCCATCATCAGGCACATGCTCAAGAAGATAGTTGGCTGCAAAAAGTGAAGGAGTGGTCAGTTTCTTTTTCTCAGCAATCTCATCCTCGGTTAGGATGCTACAATCGAGAATAGAATACTTCTTTGGTTTGGGGCAAATCTCCCAGGCGTCCTCTGAATGCCACGGAGTTCCTATAAATGAAACAGGCTTCCCAGGATCAATAATGTTCGTCTGTACTTCACGAATGATATCTTTCGTGCGTATGCGTTCAGCACGAGATTGTCGATCCTTCAGCGTAATAACGTCATCCAAAAGAATTCTATCAAAGTGACGACCAGTAAAAGCAGCATCGAGACCAAAGGCCTCAACAGAGCCTTCGTTCGTCTTTGTCTTCTTGAAACTGAACTCTATCTTCTCCTTACGACGCACAGTGAACTCAGGATACTCGCCATGGAGCATCTTGAATATCTCTCTGATCTTAGGGTCAGCTATGATCTTCGCTATCGTAGCTACAGTATCAGCAGCATCCGTGAAGGTCTTTCGTACAATAGCAATACGGTCATCAGGATGAAACAGGAGCCAATAGACGACCCCCACAGCCCCTACTGCCGTAGATTTATACGAACCACGATGCGCCTGAAGCGACCTATGCTTCTCGGAATCCCAAATGTATTTTATCCACTCAGAATGCAGCTCGGTGAGCTTGTCTTTCCCTGCTAGATTGCCAAGAACATGGGGATGATCATATATAGTCTGGATGAGTTCTGCTTCGTCTGCTGTGAGTGTGCGAGAAGCGTCTAGCTTTTTCTTACTTGCCATAGTCGCCGCTCTTAATTTTTTTAATTATAGATCCAGCAGAAGTAGGTTCAGGCGGAAGCCTCTCGGCCATCTTTGTCTGTTCTTCAATTACCTGGGTGCGGGCACCTATAGCAATACCCTTGCCAAGAGCTGCAACAAGAGCAAACAATTCACTCCTCTTATCCTCTAAGCCAGCATCCTTCTTTTCTTCTTTTACCTCGTGAAGAGCGCGTAGCTCTGCCATAGCCTTGTCTCTATTTGCTAAAGTATATTTTATTGTTTTGGACTCATCGCCTTGCTTACTAAATGTGATTATTTCTTCCATGTTATCTATAGCATAATGTAGCTTAACAGGAATGTCATTTAGTGGCTTGAACGAGCCGTCATCCTTTCTAAAATCAGCTATATCGTAAAAAGCACGAACCTCAAGCATCTCTTGAATCTTCGCATAATGAATATCACGGTACGGCTCTACAAAAGAGTCACGGGTGCGGCGAATGGCTTCTTTGATTTTCTCGTTAGTAAGGAGTTTCGCGCAATGAAGGCGTGATGCAACCATCCCTGCATCTGCCGGAAGTAACCCCGCTGCCTTAGCGGCCTCATCTGCTTTATATCCATTCGTTACATATTCGCAAACGAACTTCGTCTCTCTCGGGGTGAGCGCTAGATCATCTATGTTTACTGGTAGTCGCTTTTTCAAAAAATATACCCTCCGGGGGATATCTGTTTAATATCCCCGAGAGGGTATTGTATATTATTTTATCGATTTTGTCAAGCCCCCTACCCGGTCTTCATAAGCATCCTCTCTAACTCGCCCGCAGCCGGGGAACCCATCATCTTATCTAGCATATCTCCGTTTTCGTCAACCACAACGAAGCCAGGGAGTTGCTGAACACCGTATCGCCTTGCCTCTTCTAAGGAGGCAGATGTATCCACCACAGAGAAATCGAATGCTGTGTGGGCCTCAACAAATTCATTCCACCATTTCTCCACGATCTTACACTTCCCGCATGTAGGAGAGGTAAAATATAAAACCTTTCTCACGTCCTACCCCCGTTTTACTTTCAGAGGGGTCCACGCATCTGGTTCTCTAATAGCCCACACATCTTCATCGGGGCCAAGACAATCAGGCGCTTCCCAGAATTCACGCTCTTCTTCCTTTCGCCCCATACGGACAATTCTAAATGGACAGATGGACGTGTTATCATATTCACCGATAACCCAATCTGAATACTGTACACCACCCTCGCTGAACACGAGCATCGGTTTCGTCATTTACTACCTCTCTTCTCAAATCGTTTGTATCCTTCTTCCACTAACGTAGAAGAAGATGAGATTTTATTAAAACCTCCTACACCGTACACCACCTCTATATTCAGATCCTCGCAAACTTTTTCCTCTGGAATAGGATCATCAAGTGGGCTGCGATCACCTCCCTTCGCAAATATGTCAGGATGAATATCGATTAGGGCTTCACAGACTGTCATATCGTTCGGGTCTGTTGGATTATGTGCATACACGTAGTCAACAGAACGCATCTGCTCTATAATTATTTTTCGGTGCATGGAGGGGAGGAAATAGTACCCTTTCTTATTGTAGAGGAATCGGTCGCTATTCAGAATCACAATCAAAATGCTGCCCATTTTCTTCGCTGCATTTATGTACGCTACATGGTGCATTCCCAGTGGATCGAAGCCCCCACTCACACAAACTATCTTTCTCCCTTGGTCGTGAAACACCTCTCGCATGTGTTTAGGAGAAATAACATCAGGACGAGAGGGAATAAGATCAAACGAAGAAATATCGCTCAGGGTGTTCCTCCTACGTTCCGCCGACCTGGACTCGAACCAGGGGATCTCGGTATCAAAAACCGATGCCGTACCAGCTTGGCTATCGGTGGTAGAATTCATTACTCACCTTCCTTCTTGTACTTCATCCCATACCGAAAGACATTGTCAATGTAGCAGAATGAAGCATGAGTGACGCTGTTCTTATTTACTCCCCCTATGCCTTGTCTATATGCGGCTAAAGCCTCAACCCAATTCTCATAGTATCTAAAATTAAAGGCCAGTATCCTGGCTCCAACAGGGATGGAAGAGGAGGGGTTGAATGGATACACCTTAATGCCTCGATTGAACTTCCAAGAAAAGTAATCCAGATATTTTGAATTAAGCTGCATGATGCCTTCATCCCTATGACCATCCAAACGATAGGGAGACACACATCCGGGATCTCCACTTGATTCCGATAGAATCACACCCATGATTATGTGTACAGGAACGCCTGTCTCCCTGGATGCTTTTTCAACAATGGGTAGATATGAGGGTGTCGCAGCGAAAAGATTAACCGATAAAAATAAAAAATAGAATTTGGATATCCGCATCCCACCTCCCTTAAATAATACCAAGTGTAGACATGAGCGCTTTGATCAACTTAGAAATAAGGAGCACAATGCTAAGTAGCATCGCCCCTGCTGCCCATGTGCCAATAACAATCGAAAGAAATTTCATCCACCTTTTCTCGGGGGACTTATTTTCCTCCTCCATGCGAACCTTTACCATGAACCGAGCCACGGTCTTCTGCTCTTCGCTGAGGCTGTCGAACTCTTTATCCACTGGCTTCCATCTCCTTTATCGTTTCATTCACGGACTTCATCCACATCTGGTACCCGATGAACATGAAGTACATCATGTATGCTTCGGGCGTCTTTGAGACCTTGGGAAGCACCGTGAATAAGACTTCAGACATGGGGAAAGGCCTATCGGCCAAATACCCACGCGCCTTCACTTCATTCTCGATATCGAATGCGAGTTCCAGGGGATTACCTTCGGGAGGAATCC